CCATGTGTCACTCAATACAACAGAAATTCTATAGAATTTGATAACGGTTCAAAAATAATGGCGACTACCACAACAGAAAACACAGGTAGGGGTATGTCTTTGACCATGATATATTGTGATGAGTTTGCTTTCGTACAGCCCCCAGAGAAGGCTGTTGAATTTTGGACATCATTATCTCCAACTTTGTCAACAGGCGGTAAATGTTTGATTACGTCAACACCCAACTCAGACGAAGATCAATTTGCTTTGATATGGAAAGAAGCATTAAAAAGATATGATGAATTTGGCAATGACAAAATAGTCGGAACAAACGGATTTTATGCCTACAAGGCTCACTGGTCTGAACATCCTGACAGAGACGAGGCATGGGCAGAAGCAGAAAGATCAAGAATCGGTGAAGAAAGATTTAGAAGAGAACACGAATGCGAATTTTTAATCTATGATGAAACATTGGTTAGCAGTGTAAGGCTTGTTGAGCTCGAAGGTAAAGATCCTATATGGGTACAGGGACAAGTTCGTTGGTACAGTAAGCCCAAACCTAAACACACCTATATGGTAGCATTGGATCCTGCGATGGGCACAGGTGGAGACTATGCCGCAATACAAGTAATCGAACTGCCAACCTTCAAACAAGTAGCCGAATGGCATCATAACATGACACCAGCCAATCATCAAATACGGATTCTTCAAGAAGTCAACAAATACATTCATGAAACTATCATGGAACAAGACTCAACAGCCACTCCTCAAATTTATTACAGTATGGAGAACAACACTTTAGGAGAAGCCGCACTGATGAGGGTTATGGATGTTGGAGAAGAAAATATCCACGGAATGTTTTTGAGCGAACCTATAAGAAAAGGCCACAGGAGAAAATTTAGAAGAGGTTTTAACACAACAGCAAAGCACAAGATAGATGCGTGTACAAAATTTAAAGAACTAGTTGAAAATAACAAAATAGAGATCAATTCTAGACCACTTATATCCGAGTTAAAAAACTTTGTAGCAACAGGAGTGAGTTATAAAGGAAAACCTGGCGAACATGACGATCTTGTGAGTTCAATGTTGTTGGCGACAAGAATGATGAAAGTATTAGCCGATTTTGATCCTAAGATATTCGAACATTGGACAAACAGGACGTCCGAATACACCGCTCCTATGCCAATTTTTGCTAATCTAGGTGTTTAAATAAATACACTATATGGTATCATCACAAACTTCACAAAATCTGTTCAATAAGATCAGAAGTAAATTTTCTAATCTGCAGATAGGAGATTCATTGGGAGAGGTGACCGCTAATCCCGGTGATGCTGTATTTTTTGATTTTGAATTTACCGAAGATAAAGACACTTTTGGTAGAATATCGCTTTCTTTGGCCGACGGTGAGAATCTAAAAGTTTTCTACAACAAGGGGTTGGTCGACAAAATCGACGAAGACGACAAAGCAGATTGGTATGGGTTTTTGAAAGAACTCAAAGACTTTGCCGTTACGCACCAATTGGGCTTTGATGTAAGGGATATCACCAAAACTAACCTCACACAACAGGATTTTAAGAATATCGCAGATGCCACACAAACGGTAAATACGAACGACATGTCAGAAGAATTAAACAGAATTACTAAATTAGCAGGTTTATCAGAAGCACTAACAGGAACATCAAAAAGTTCGTTTGAAAACCTAGACAAAACAAGATTGATTATAAGGCACAGCAAACCGGTAGCGGAAGACGTTCCGGGAGCAAGAACAAGACACATCAATAGTCTATATATTGAAAATGCCGATGGCGAAAGATTCAAATACCCAATTGTACACTTAGCAGGTGCTAGGGCAATGGCAAGACACGTAGCCAACGGTGGTGTACCGCACGATAATTTTGGACAACACATTGTTAACACCAGCGAACAGATAGCACAATTAAATTCGTTCAACAGGTACGTTTCTACAAAAGATCAACTCAATGACTCCGCAGGAGATATCATCGAGAGAGCAAGAATGAAATGTGAGACCATGAAAAAATACATCAAAGGATTATCAAAACAAAAAAATTACGAAACTGCCAAAGAGAGTTTTCAACCGTCAGACATACCAGCATTAGACGACGAAACAAAAACTTCATTGAGAGACAAATTCACCATCAAACATTTTGATGAAAAAATAGACACTGCTTTACCTTTAATTAATTCACTTATGAAAGAAACCGAAGAAGTAAAAGAGTTCGACGACGAAAAACCATTAAGTGCTAAAGACACAGAAATACCAACTCCGGTTGACGCGGCTCCTATAGTACAACAGTACCTATCTGATCCAGAAAACAAACTCGTTTTGAGACAAGATCCTGCCGCTGACCAGATGTTGGCAAGAACAAATTTCACAAATAAAAACACAATGCTAAGTTCTATCCTAGGAGACATTGCCGCGAGAATGTTAACCAAAACACCAGAGCAAGACAGGGTAGCCAATTTTGCATCTACTGTTGCCAATGATATTTCACAAGAAGGAGAACCTTTCTTCGAACCACATAAAAACTACATCAGAGATAAAAAAGTTGCGTTTCAATTGGCAAAAAGATATGTTGACGATTACAAAAAAATAAAAACAGATCCGGAATACGCTTCACAGGTTAGAATGGATCCAGCGAAATATGAACCAAAGAAAGATAGAAAAGGCAAGGCAAAAGAAGAGATTGCTTTCGAAGGTTGGGCTGACAACATAGTAGAACAAAAACCATATGTTTCCATGTACAGGGGAGATGACGGTAAAATGGTTTATGATGTATTAGACAAGGACGGAGAGTCAGCATACATGAGTTCGGACTACGACACAGCACAGTCATACCTCAAAAAGAATTTTGACACACTGGCAGGTAGAAAACCGGCAATGGATGATGTTAAAGAAAACCCAGAAACAGATCAAGAAATGTCGATGGATTACGAATTCACAGGTGACGATGGGGAGATGGCATATGGAACATTGCACTACAAGGTAGTAAATGGCAAAGTAGATCCAAACTCATTGAGAGGCGAGTCAGAATATGAAGGCAATGCCAAAGTGGACGACGAGTTTGCCACTGAAATGGTCAAGCCGGGCGGCGCCGATCACGAAGAAGCACTCAAAGCCGCACAGGATGATTACGACTATGAGGCACAGCGTATGCAGTCAAAATTTGGTGAAGGCAACGAGTTCGCACTGGCAGTACAGAAAGCCAAAGCGGCCGGCATGAAACCGGGCGACGAGTTTGAAGTAGGTGGCAAGAAATACACTTTAAAAGATGCTATTGAACAAGCAGGCCTGAAATTGGATGAATTTTTCTCTGAGGACGAACTTTCGGAAACGGAGGCAGAGCCAGCCAAATGCACACATTGTGACGGAAAAGGTTACCATATGAAAGGTGACGACAAAATAGAGTGTCCAGAATGCCAAGGTTCGGGATTCGTGAGAGAATCTACACAATCTGCCGAAGTGTTAGACATAAAAACACTAGCAGGTATCTAATTACCAAATAAATCACTTGATCTTTAATAAATAACTGTGTATATTACACTAATGTCTAATATACAATAGGCAAAAAACAAATAGGCAATACAAGGAGGCTTACATTATGGCTACATTGGCTGAAATAAGAGCGAAGTTAAAAGAAACAGAAGTGAATCGCTCCACTTCATCATCGGGCGGAGACAACGCCATTTATCCACATTGGAATATACAAGAAGGACAAGAAGCAGTTGTCAGATTCTTACCAGACAAGGATACAGCAAACACTTTTTTCTGGACAGAAAGAAACATGATCAAACTGCCATTCGCTGGCATAAAAGGTCAGGCAGATTCGAGACCAGTGCAGGTACAAGTACCATGCATGGAAATGTACGGTAAAACTTGTCCAGTATTAACCGAAGTCAGACCATGGTTTAAAGACAAATCAATGGAAGACATGGGTAGGAAATACTGGAAGAAAAAATCATACATCTTCCAAGGGTTTGTAGTACAAAATCCTTTGAACGAAGACTCTACACCAGAGAATCCAATTAGAAGATTCATCATTGGACCTCAGATCTTTAACATAATCAGAGCGGCATTACTAGATCCAGAAATGGAGGAACTGCCAACTGATTCTGTAAAAGGAGTTGATTTTAGAATAACCAAAACTTCAAAGGGAGGTTACGCTGACTATTCAACTTCTAAATGGTCAAGGAGAGAAAGAGCATTAGATGAGACAGAAAGATCAGCGATAGACAAATTTGGTTTACATAATCTTTCGGATTTCAGACCAAAAGAGCCGACAGAAGCAGAAGTAAAAATAATTAAAGAATTATTTGAGCAATCTGTTAATGGCGAGGCATACGATCTGGAAAAATATGGCCAATACTATAGGCCTGCAGGCGTATCAGTACCGCAAGTATCTTCTCAAACTAATGATTCTCAACAAACAGAGATCAAGTCAGAAGCACCAGCACAACCGGTCGCGGAGGCAAAACAGGATGTATCTGATCCTCAACCAGCACAACCAACTACGGACAGTGCCAAGAGAGCAGAAGACATCTTAAAATTGATTAGATCAAGACAAGCAAAATAAACCCCTTAAATTACCAAGTGACTATATTGACAGATATAGTCACTGGTAGTAATATAGAACTATGACAAAACCATTTGACGTAACAAAATTTAGAAAAAACATAACAAAGAGTATCCAAGGATTAGGAATTGGATTTAATGATCCAACAGATTGGATATCAACAGGAAACTTCGCATTAAACTATTTGATTTCGGGAGATTTCAATAAAGGAATTCCGTTGGGAAAAGTATCGGTGTTGGCAGGAGAATCGGGTGCGGGTAAATCTTATATTGCCTCAGGAAACATTATCAGGCACGCACAGGAACAAGGAATATTTGTAATATTGATCGATTCAGAAAACGCACTAGACGAGCAATGGTTACAGGCTCTGAAAGTGGACACATCAGAAAAAAAATTATTGAGATTAAGTTTGTCTATGATAGATGACGTCGCAAAGACTGTTTCAGAATTCATGAAAAGTTATAGGGAAGAACACGCGGATAACAAGGAAGGAGCACCAAAAGTTCTATTTGTAATAGACAGTCTGGGAATGTTATTAACTCCCACAGATGTTGATCAGTTTGAAAGAGGCGAAATGAAAGGCGACCTTGGTAGGAAACCAAAAGCGTTGACAGCCTTGGTAAGAAACTGTGTAAACATGTTTGGTTCATGGAACGTTGGTTTGGTTGCCACTAATCACACATATGCTTCTCAGGATATGTTTGATCCAGATGATAAAATATCAGGTGGACAGGGCTTTATATACGCAAGTTCCATTGTGATAGCGATGAAAAAACTAAAATTAAAAGAAGACGAAGCCGGCAACAAGGTAACGGATGTTCGAGGCATCAGAGCGGCATGTAAAGTTATGAAAACTAGATATTCTAAACCTTTTGAATCTGTACAGGTAAAAATTCCTTACGACACAGGAATGGATCCTTACTCCGGGCTTGTTGACCTTTTTGAGAAGAAAGGTTTATTGAAACAAACAGGAAATAGATTAAAATTTGTCGACTCAAAAGGTAAAGAGACTATAGAGTTTAGAAAAAACTGGACCGGTGATAAATTAGATATGGTTATGAATGATTTTCATAACACTAGTAAAGAACCAGTTCAGGAGAAAGATGATGGAGAATCAGATGACAAGTAATCAAATCGAAGAAATATGGACATCGGTGGCAATGTATCTACCGGAAAAAGTTAAATTAGATTGTGCGGTCGATTACGTGAAAACACTTATAGATCTTGATATAGATACTAAAGTTATTAAAGCCGCGGGTGAATACGATGAAAAATTAGATCAGGCAATTCAAACAGTGCTTGAGAACGAAGACCTCGAGGAAGAAGAAAACTTTTATGATGAGGCCGAATGACTTGGTATTCTGTAGTAAGCAAGGACGTAGGCAAGATACCAGAATGCATTTTATATTATCATAACGAGTTAACAGAAGCAAAAAAAGAAGTTAAAATTTACGGCAATTTAGAAAAATCTTCAGCGGCTATGCCCGGTCTGGTTGAACACAGATTCAACCAACTTCAAGAGATAGAAGCCATATTAGAA